CTACTGGCGGCGCGGGAGCCGCCGGTGGTTCCGGTGTTGTAATCGTGAGAGTTCGCACCGCTTAATTCATTCAACTATTGAAAGGAAAATCATGGCACATTTTGCACGGGTAGAAAACGGCGTTGTTCGTGAAGTCATTGTCGTTGCTGATAGTGATTGCGGCGGCGGTGAATATCCTGAGGCTGAAGCGGCAGGGCAGGCGTTCATTGCGGGCATCGGCTTGGCAGGTGAATGGCGACAGACAAGTTACAACGCAAACTTTCGTGATACCTACGCCGGCATTGGTTACACCTTTGACGCTGACCTCGATGTGTTCGTTGCCCCTGTCGCTGAGGTGACTGAGGACGAGCCAGAGGCATGACCGCAGGCGAGATCATCAGCCTCGTTGCGGTGTCGTTGTCCATAGTGACTGCGGTGCTCGGCGGGCTGATGTGGGTGATTAAGGCGCAGGTGACATCAATGCGCAAAGACTTGCAGCCTAACGGCGGCAGCTCAACAAAGGATCAACTGAACCGCATCGAACGCGATGTCATTGAAGTCAGGCACAAAGTTGACGATCACATCACTTGGCATCTAAAGGATTGAGGCAACATGTTCACGAAACTATTTGCAAAGACAGCAGCAGAACGCGCAATCCGCACGGCAGCGCAGGCGCTGCTGGCGTTGTGGGCAACCGACATCAGCGGAGTGTTGGAAGTTGATTGGGTGCAGGCTGGCAGCGTTGCAGCGTTGGCGGCGTTGACTTCAATCCTGATGAGCATTGTTGCCACCGGCGTTGCCGATAAAGGAACAACATCATTCGTGAAGGAAGATGCCTGATGGCGAAGTTAGTGAAGGCCGGCGTTACCTTGCGCGATCAGGTGGATGCAAAGTTCATTAACCGGGACAAGAGCAGTGATGGCTGGATTGGTAATAGTGAACATGCAGCCCGTGCCAGTTTCCACAATCCCGACAAAAGAGGCTGGGTGTTCGCCCTGGACATCGATGAAAACTTTGGCGTGGGTAAATGGCGCAACGGCGGGACTGCGAAACGTTTCGCCAATGAGTTGATTGCTTACAGCCGCAGCACGTTGCCCGGCCATGACCGCGTTCTCCATGTTGTCTATGAGGATCAGGTGGCCAGCGGCACTTACAAGGCTAAGGCATCGTTTTGGAAGTTTCGCGGTCGCGGGTATTCGCATTTTCAGCACATCCACATTACCTTCACCGAGGCTGCGGTCAAAAACGGCGCGCTGTTTCCGCTGCCCTGTTTAGCATTGAGCGCGCAGGCAAAGAAAGATTGGACAGCAAGGCTTGCCCCGTGGCTTTAGGTGACAAGTTCACTCAGGCGAAAACAACTCGCAAAGGCCCGCCGTGCAGTGTCGGTGTGCTGTTGTCATCAATGACCAAGGATGATCGTGAAGCCTTAATTGCTGCCTTGGCTGATCCATCCATTGAGTCGCGCACAATCTGGCGAGTATTAATTGATGAAGGCCACGAAATAAGTGACACACCAATTGGACGCCATCGGAATGGGGTATGCCAATGCTCACGACAAGACTTGCCGAGTTAAGCAAGAAACCAAAAGTTTTGATTTGGGATTTGGAAACATCGCCGGCGATCATGTACGGCTTCAGCCTTTGGAATCAGAACCACGGGATCAATCAAATCATTGAACCAAGTCGCGTGTTGTGTTTCGCTGCCAAATGGTTAGACAAGAAACAGGTTGAGTTTTATTCCGAGTATCACACCAGCAAGCAAGACATGATTGAGCAAATGTGGCGGTTACTGAATGAAGCTGATGTGGTCATTTCCTATAACGGTATTGGATTTGATTCCAAACACGCAAACCGTGAATTTCTGCTGGCCGGCCTTGGCCCCGTCTCGCCTTTCGTTGACATTGACCTGCTGCGCATCAATCGCGCCAACTTCAAATTCTTGAGCAATAAACTTGGTTACGTCACCCAGGCTGTCGGGTTGCCCACCAAGCTAGAAACTGGCGGCATGGAGTTGTGGAAACAAGTGCTGGCGAATGATCCGGCGGCGTGGGCAAAGTTCAAAAAATATAACGTGCGTGATGTGATCGTCACAGAAAAATTGTATTTATTGTTGGTTCAAGGTGGCTGGGTGAAAGGCGTCCACGCCGGCCTTTTCAGCGGCAACATGTCAACGTGCCACAGTTGCGGCAGCTCTGATTTAACCCCGGTGGGTGTCATGTATTCCAAGGCGTCGGCGTGGCCTAAGGCGTTGTGTTCCTGTGGCGTGTTCAACAAAGTATTGAGCAACGGGCAGACAAGGGCGGCATGACAACACCGCCGGCGCTTCCCTTCACCGGCGGTGTTGAGTCTGATTATATTTCGTTAGTCTCCACAAGGTCAACGGTGCTCGAGCGCCGCTTGTCGTCCATGCCCTTGATCACCCGCGCAACTGTTTGCCGATGCCACTTCACCGCCGTGGCAATCTGGCGCTGCGTTGCCCCATTGTTGTGGGCGGCGCGGATCAGGGCGGCGGTTTCGTTGAAGCGTTTGCGCTCGTTGGCTTTGGCTAAGGCGTAGGCGTTGCCTTGGCATTGCAGGGCTAACAGGTCGCCAGTTGATGCGGTCATCATCTCCCCTTAATATCGTTGATCATTCTGATGTCATAACCTTTATTTTTTAGCCGATACAATGCCCTAGACAGCGCCTCTGGCGTCATGCCAAGAATCGGTGCAGCAACTGTCACACGACCTTGATGTCGTGGCCATGTCCATTGGTATTCGGTCAACAATTCTTTTGACTCCATGGTCACGCTTTCTTTGCGTTGCAGATGTCGCACTTGCCAAGTCGCATGGCGATTGTGTGGGCGTCAATATCGCCCCAGTGTTGGATTGCTGGGTGAGTTGCGAACAGTTCGGCGTTGGCTGCCATAACTTCCTGCGGTGTGCGACTCATGCCGTCACCGCCATTTCGTGATTGCAATTACACTTGACAAGGTATGGCTCAATCCAAACAGAATTGCCCGTTGACATATCGAAGGATATTCCACTCAAAGTTTTGCCATTTTGACAAAATCGGTGAATGTCTGGCCGATCCTTGCGCTCGGCTAGTTTGCAGTTTTCGCACTTCATGCCGTCACCGCCACGGCATCATCGCGTGTTGCGTACTGCGCAACAAACACGTCATCAATGTCAAAGACAAACCACGCGCCAGCGATCTCTTTGATCATGTTTCCGGCTGGCGTGAATGTGAACATGCCGCCACTGATGGACTTGACCCAGTGGAGTTGGGTGACGCTGGCGGCGCTCATGCCGTCACCGCCACATCTGCCAACTCAACTGCGCGCAGGCTCTTTGCCTTACGTCCCGGCCATACAGCCTTGACCATCGCCATGCCGCCGCCGCGACATTCGCCAAGCTCGATGTCGGCAATAATGCCGTGGACGATGGTGCCGGTTTGGTCAGTGCATGTGACCGCGGTGCCGATGGTGAATGTTGTGGACATTTCGTTCCCCTTGCTGTTCGGTAACCTTGTGGCTACAAAGAGAACAATACACGATTCGGTACACAATGCGACACTATTCCCCCAATGTTATCAAATTGTTATGAAGGGCAGCCTGTGCGCGATATCTACGACCAAGCCCGCCATCTCACCAGCACCGACAGACAAGCCCAATATGGGCCGCCAGAGGACAATCTAGGGCGCATAGCGGCACTTTGGGCGGCATACCTTGGCAAAGACCTAGGCGCCCACGATGTCGCCGTGATGATGGCCTTGGTCAAAATAGGGCGCATCGGGTCAGGCGTGATCGTTAGGGACAACTATGTGGACGCCGTGGCCTACATTGGCCTAGCGGATCGGTTGGCGCCGTGAAGGTCACCGTGACCGTTGGCGAGGTCTGCATCAAATCCCAGGGTGTCGATATGACCGTGCGCCAGATCAAAGAATTGACGCGCCTTGCCGCTTCCATTGCCCTGGCACTGCCCACTCCTGCCATCGAAATGGCGCAAGAGCCGCAATCCGCGCCGATGGGATTCACTGCCCATTTAGAGCTCGCATCCGAACTGCCAACAGAGGATTGGTTAACCGACGACGACGAATAATTTAAGGCTTCCGGTACCTCTCGCCGGTGACGCAACGCCCCCCGTTTGACCCACAAGGTCGGCGGGGGGCGTTTTTGCGTTTCCTGCGTGTTGCTATTGACAGAGGATAGTGCCGGCGTGTAGTCATGACCCTAACGAAAACGAAAGGGGACACAATGTCCGAGTTCATAGGCACCACGTTGTTGATCATTAGCATTGCAGCTGCGGCATATTGGTTGGGAAAATCAAGCAACAAAGGTGAAATCAGATTCTGGAGACAGCGCGCAATCAGCGCCCGCAAGATCGCAGATGACATGGGACGGGCGGCGATGGACAATTACATTGACCTTGCTGTTGCCGAACTTAGGCAGGTCAAGTGATGTTGGCAACCGTCGCATTGACGGCGGTGCTGGCGCTGCCAGTGGGAACACCTGCACACATTCTTGAGCCGATCGTTAGCGGCGCTTATCAACATGACGGCTCGAGTCATTACGTTGGTGAACACTACGTCAAAGCCCATGAACGCATCCGCCAGTGCATCACTTACCACGAAAGCCGAAACGCTTACAACGCCAACACCGGCACGGGAAAATATCGCGGCGCGTACCAGTTGAGTCGTGACATGGGCGTTGGCGCTGCGTGGATGATTCAACGCGACCTGCGCAAGACCATGAGCGCCAAGTTGGCCAAAGAAATTGGTGAAACCCTGCGCGCAACCGTGGTGAATAAATGGCATCCATATTTCCAAGACTATGCGTTTTGGTTGGTGTGGGATAAGGGCAATGGCAAAAGTCATTGGAACTCAGTGAGGTGGTGTTTCGCATGACCAACGTTTCATTAGTTCAACGCTGCATGTTGCAGGCAGAGTTTGAACAACTGCAAGGCGAACCACACTTGGCGGAACTATTGCGCGAGTGTGTTGAAGCCTTGGGTGAAGTCAAATCGGATGGCTAACCCTTCCAAGAATAAAGGCACCGCAGCCGAAACTGCTGTGGTGCGTCACGCGTGGGCGCAAGGCTTCACTGATGCCGAGCGCATTGCACTCAGTGGCGCCAACGACCAGGGTGATGTTGTCTTGATGCGTGAACCGAAGATCATTCTTGAAGTCAAGGCTGGCAAGGCGGCGCAAACGGCGTCACTTGGTCAGATCAGTAAGTGGCTCGATGAGGCGCAGCGCGAACGCGACAACGCCAAGGCGGTGCATGGTTTCCTGATTGTGCAGCGGCAAGGCTTTGGCAATTCACGCGTTGGCAGCTGGGAGTGCTGGACATTGAGTGATGATCACGGCGCGTTCACCGATTACGGCGACAGTTTCAACACCATCATGGTCAGCGTTGACGACATGTTTGATGCAATAAAGGAGCGTTATGTTTCAAATTAAATACATTGAAACCGACAACAGTGACATTCACTGGCGGTTGCGGGCTGCGTGCCGTAACTCCGACCCTGAGTTGTTTATGCCGCACAGCCGGTTCTCACCGGAATACAAGGTGGCGGTGCAGATATGTCAGGGCTGTGAAGTACGGTCACAATGTTTAGAAGTAGCACAACAAAGCCGTGAAACCACTGGGGTTTGGGGCGGCGTTTTATTCCAAAGAAATGGGGAACAACATGAAGCAAGTTGAGCTGGACACGTTGACAACGTATGTGTGGGCGTTGAAGCAATTGCGCGCAGACCGCGCCGATATTGATGCACAAATTGAAATGGCCGAAAATCAGATCAAAGACCACATGGCTGACGCCGAGGTTGGCACCATTGGAGGCGAGCCTGTGATCAGGTGGTCGCACGTCATCTCGCAGCGATTCGACCAAAAGGCAGCCAAGGAATTGTTGACCGATGACCAGGTTGCCGCCTGCACCAAGCCGTCAGAGTCGCGCCGGTTCACGATCGTTGAAGTGTGATGGGCAAACTTAAAGACACCATCTGCCTCGACTCACCGCCGTTTGATGTTGCCACCACGCTAATCACACAGGTGAAAGAGTATTCTGCATGGTCGCCACGGTCACAACAAACCATGATTGGTGCCAGCGAGATTGGCACACCATGTTCGCGCCGTTTGGCGTACAAGCTGCTAGAGGTCGAGTCGGTCAACACTGATAGCGACCCGTGGCCTGCCATAGTTGGCACCAGCGTCCACTACTACTTGGAACGGGCGTTCAAAAAGCACCCTGACTACATGACGGAGGTTAAGGTGGTGTTGGAACCGTGGACGAAAGGCACCGCTGACCTTGTGCATTTACCCAGCAAAACCGTGATTGATCACAAGGTTGTTGGCGCAACGGCGCTGAAAACCTACAAGGCCAAGGGCATGTCAGCTCAGTATCGGGTGCAACTCAATGCCTACGCCTTGGGGCTGCGCCTGATGGACATTGAGATTGACAACATCGCCATCATGTTTTGGTCACGATCAGGCATGATGCGCGACGCCTTTTCGATAACGGAGCCTTATGACGAAACCCTAGTTGATCAAACCATTGCCCGCTTCGATGCAATCAAGGCAATGACAGAGATGGGGACAATGGCGTTGCCGTTGATCCCAACGACACCAACACATTGCCTGTACTGCCCCAACTACTTGCCGATGTCTACAGATATGACATTGGCTTGCAACGGCGTGAAAACCGTTGACCCAACCCAACCCACCGAATGAGAGGAACACCATGTCAGTTTGGGACGATCCCGAAATGCGCATTGCCAGCGATTACGTTTCATTTAACGATATCGGCGACACCGTCACCGGCGTTGTCACCGGCGTTTATGCACACCGTTTTGATGACGGCAAAGTTGTGCCAAAGATAATGTTGGAGACAGCCGATGGCGAGGTTGCCCTGACCGCCGGGCAGGTTCGACTAAAGGCCGAGCTGTCAGAGAAGCGCCCCGATGTTGGGGACACGTTAACCGTCACGTTGACAGAGATTGAAAAGCGCGCCGGCGGCAAGACGCTGAAGCACTTTGACGTCAGCGTGGTCAAAGGTGGCAAGCCTGCGCCTGCCGCTGCCGCGCCGTCGTTGACGCCAGAGCAAATGCAAGCAATGGAACTGCTGAAGGCATCCGGCCTGAGCGCATAGCACAATCGGCGGCGGTGTCGTGTGTGAGCCGGCACCGCCGC